AAGCGGATTGAATGTTTACCATTCGGTTTTGGTTTTATTGATTTATAGGCCGTTAGGGGGTGATAGCACCCCATGGTCTAGCCGCGTATTCCGCCACGCATGACAGTGATGCCGTTGCGTCGATTTACCTTCATGGCGTTGCGGGTGAAGTTCTTGCGACTTTTGCGTCGGGACATTTTCTGACGTTTTCTCATGAGATTGACCTCGAGGGGTTGGTTTTGCATTGATATCGAGGTCGATTTTAGTGGTTTTTTAGGACTGAGCACAAGCCCATATAGGGTCGTGTGGTGTCAGTCCGCACAGTTACACCAAGATAGTAACTGTGCTTGCGCCTGGTTCGGCGCTTTCGTTGAATTTGCTCCCCCCCTCGATCCCCCCTACACGGGGGGAGGAAAGGACCGGTTTACCAGGTGGACGGGTGAGGATTTAGCCTCTCTGTTGGGATCGTGCTGAGAGGCGCTACGATCCCTCCTGTTCGTTCGCGCCAGCTTCGCTGGCTTGGGTAGCGGTTTCGGTAGATCGTGGCTCTGAGGCCGTTTCTGGTGTTTCAGGCGCTACTGCGAGCCCCATCTCTACCAGTTTTCCGTAATTTTCGGGATTTTGGGCGAACTCCAGGAATAGGAATGGTTCATTATCGAATTTTGCCCGTACCTGCGCCGGCAGTGAGTCAAACAATGATCTGGCAGCGTTGACCTTGTTCAGGGCTTCCTGGTATTCAAGCGGTTCGGAGACGTCACCGAATTGACCAGGCATTTCCATGACATGCTCGACGATACCTGTTTTTTCGTATCGTGCCATGATGTTGTTGATGTTGCACTCTTTAGCGAATGACTGTTTTGTCATCGATGGTTGAGTGAATTTTATACTGGTTTTGCGTCGTGTCATTTCATTCCTCTCCGCTGTTTGATGTTGTTGACGCCTTCATTGAAGTAGCGCATAGCTTTGTCAACGACTGAATCAAGAATGATTTTAGTATCGAGTGGTGTACCGGGATCCCATTTTTCATATTTGATTTTCCCGACTTTAGCATTCTTGGAATTTTCATAGAGTTGTTTGCTCGATGTGATTAAGGCATCTTGCGCAGCGGCCATGACCTGGGCACGTTGCTCAGATGGTAAGTTGAGTGTGTTTTGTTGACGGAGGTTTTCCACCTCCTGATATTGTCGCGCTATGTTTAGCGCTGAGTTAGCGAAGGGCTCAAGGACATTTTTGATTTGTGGCTGAGCGCCGGGAGGTGATGACGCACCTCCTTTCATGTATGCGAGCATTGGGTTGAGATTTGCTTCACGCATATCTGCTGTTGCTCGTTGATAGGCTGTGTTACTCATGCGTTCCTGGAACGCCATTTGTTCGCGTGATAATGCGACTTGAGCTTCGTTTGATTTTTTTGCACCAAAGGCGCTGAGACCCGCCCCAATTATAGGGGCGGCAGCGGCAAGGACTGACAAAAAAGGTCTGTTAGCTTTTGCTTCGAAGTAGCTAAGGACTTGTATGAAGGTAAGCATTAGAAGTGATCGATTAGACCAGGCACCGAGTAGATAGGCATCGGACGCGCACATTTTAGGCTGAAGTATGAATCGAACAAGAAATGTGGTTCATCTTGTACTGCGATTACTCGATCGATTGGTGGGTTCTCCTCGATGAATTGTGGCGATAGAGTTGGCAGGTTTTCGAAGTACTGCGAAAGGTGCCATACATCGAGTGGTGTTGACGCGGTTGATCGAAAGGTGCCAGTGATTAAACTGGGTTTATATCTGTACTCGGCATGGCGTTCCTGATAGCCGAATACTTGATCGTCTTCTGCTGTACCTTGTAGATATATTTCTTTGTTATAGACCTCCTGTTCCCCAATATGGGAAAGCGCAGGCCAGTAGAAGTCCCAACGTGTGTCCCTGGAGAACATTCGATTTAGACCTTGCTGGTATGTCAGGTCAGCGCGAACGCAGACCATGCCAATAATGACTGAATGTTCAGTGAATGATTTGGAGAATGAATGACCGTTGAGACTGGCCGTACCAAATGCGGATAAGTTTCCCTGGGGAGTTACAGTTTCAGACGTTGCTTGTGTCTGTGGTACGGAGGTGAAGGAGATGGGCGTGCTACCGCCGCCCAGATATTCTGGACGTTGTAAACGGGAGTCAGGAGAGGAGACGCCGAAATGAGATTTGATGATTTCCGTGTAGCGTGTTCCGCCACGGGCGTCTCTCTCATATAATTTTTGAATCTGAAAAGATTCACGGAGTGCATTGATGGTTATGGCCGTGGCCTGAGTTAGGTCCGCAGATGCGACACCTATTTGCAATCCGGTTTCTGTACCGAATTGTTGTAACTGTCCATCTGTTGATGGGGTCTGTAACGTTAGACCTGAATCATTACGAAATTGAACAGGTGTTGATGGCGAAAGTGAATCGTCTCGAAAGTGTATGTTGTAGTTGTTTGGAACTATTGTTCCAGTAACAGGTGCAGTCGAGCCGAGAGGTACAGTTACGGCTTCGCCTTTTTGTGGCCACGGCAGGCATGAAGTGAAGTAGTCGTGTCTTTTGCCACGGCGTAATAGTTTATAGTTTTGAGAGGAATCGGGGCCATCGTTTTTAAGGACTGCTACAGAGTCTTGTATGTTCTGATCGCGAAAAAAATCGTTCCAGATTAGGTTGTAAGCACGATGGTGAAATGCGTTAACTTCTGTGTTGTCGAATGTAAGCCCGATGGGCAATCCCATGTAATCGTGAATAGAGTTGACCTGGACTGTTTCAGTGCTGGATAGTTTTGGACAGATGTAGTCCGTTGAGTCGCCGGGACTGTCCTGTTCACCGTTGAATCGTTCCCAGTTGTCCCAGACGAGGCGCAGCGGGACTGCGAAGAAGAAGGACTCCATGAAGAGGTTGTCCATTACAGGTTTTATAGGTGTGGCGAGACGCGCAAATGCGGTCATGGTGAGATTGAATGTATCGCCGGGCAGACATTCGTCAAGGAATACCGGTACAAGTAGACCGGCGTCGAAGGTGGTTTTATAACCGTGTGATCGGTCGAATTTTGATCTTTGGATTTCAGCCGATGGTACCTGACTGAATTTGTGAGTCATGACTGATTTAGGCATTTTTAGCACTCCTGAGTTCTGTTTTTGTTGTTGTGTCGTTTTTCTGCACATATTCAAGTGCAGTTCCGAGGTTAACTTTTGAATCGTTAATACGGATTTCACAAGTGATATCTTCATAGGTACCGATTTCAAACAGCGTGAAGTCAGCAGGATGTTTTGCGAATAGTGTTGACGAATCGTTGCAGGTATCTTCGAACGATCGTAATGCCTGTCCTGTGGATGGCATAAAGAATGGTTGCATGAATAGTTCTGCTTTTGAATCGTATACTGTGAATATTTTGTGCATCATTGTTCCAAGTTCCTCGGTAAGTGTTTTAGTTTTGTTTTTAAGATGCGCTCTTTTACATTGAGACGCTCTGTCGTGTTTTCATGCTCATTTTCTAGAGCATTTATTGCCCGCTCGAATTTAATCATTTCGAGGGTTTCGGGATTTTGTTTTTTAAGTTGTTCGTCGTAGTAACGTGGTGGACGAACTTTTTTATTGTTGATGACTACGAAGTCATCGGGATATACATCGTTTTTAAATTGGTTGAACCACTCGTGGGCGATACCAGGACGACGGGACATGGTTATATATTCCGGTTCGCGCTGGTAAGTATTGCCATCGAGGGGATTGATGTATTCATAGTGTTGATCGGATTCAGCGCCGTTTATTTTCTTCATGATATAGCGTGCTACATAAGCAGCGCTTTCGAAAGTTACGTTTCCGATTGATACAAATCCTTTACCCCATATTTTTTCGAGTGTGGGGGATGTAAACAACGGGATGTCATTTACTTTTTTAAGCAGGATTTTATCGTCGAAATCGAAGTTGAATAAACAGGCGTGATAGTGAGGACGGCCTAATTTTTCTCCGTATTCTCCGCAGTGGAAGAAACGGATTTTTTGATCAGGGAACGCTTTGCGTAACCGTTTCATAAATTTCTGGAAGTGGACGACGTTCACTGATCCGTCGGTTGGAAGGTGTTTGTCGTTATAGGTGAGCGTGATGAAACTGTTTTTTTCGTAGAGACTGGCTTCGTGGATACAGCGGACAGCCCATTGGCGGGAGCGTTCGAGGCGACAACCGATACATTGACCGCAAGGCAGCTGGATAGGGAGAGTATCCCCACCAGCGCTGAAGCGGATTGAATGTTTACCATTCGGTTTTGGTTTTATTGATTTATAGGCCGTTAAGGGGTGATAGCACCC